TCATCGGTGATGGTAACCAAAGATACGTACGATCGGTTTACTCGTAAATCCGAATAAATTAAAAAAAGTCATCTGTTCTATACAAATTCACTGCGTATGAACCAGTTTTACCAGTTACTGAAACTGTTTCATTCCCATAGAGTTCTTCACATCCAATGTCCTCCATACAATCACGTGCGTTATGGGTAATTGGTACAGAGTAGAGGTTTTCACCACCAGTTGTTGTGTAGTAGTGGTAACGATCACGGCGTCCTCTGACTTCTTTACCGTAGAGTGGAAGAGTTTCTCCATTACTTGTAATAATACCCATTTGTTGCATATATCCAGGTTTGTACTGCTTAATTGGCGCTTCTCGGAATTCTGGTTGGCGTCTGGGTTCGCGCTGTTCCATCTCAATACGCGGTGGTACTGGCATCACAGGAACTTCCACTGGAACTTCAATTACTTTGGGGTTGAACCGCATGTAACTCAAAACAAGAGCAAGTACAACAACGGCTGACCACAAGAGCTGATTTTTAGTCTTGTTCTTTATCTTCATTTAAAAGTGTACTAGAAAATAATTAAAGATAAGTACATATTATTTTATAATGAATATTGATTTAAGTAAGGGCCCCGTTATAGTAGAAAATTTCTTAAATCAAAATGATATAGAAAAACTAAATTTTCAACTTGACGTACATCGCTGGCAATATGGAAATAAAAGTTATGAGAATAGCAAAAATAAATTCTGGTTTCAATTACATTATGATTCGGATATAAATGTTAAATCTGCATACGATTTTATACATACAAGTATAACTGATTATATAAAAAGCAAAGTAAATTTGAATCTAAGATTATATAGAGTTAATGCAAATGGCCAAACATATGGACAAGGTGGCGAATTTCATATAGATAAACCTACAAGTTCTGGAAAATACATGACGTGTATAATTTATTTAACGCCAACAGTTAACGAAAAAAATGCACTTAGCTATGAAGGTTGCACAGAATTTGATTTAAACAATACAATATTATCTGTTCAACCCATTTTCAATAGGGCTATTTTTTTCAATTCCAATATTTTTCATAGAGGTACATACTTTAACCGTTTTCAAACAGATCTACGCGTGACAATAGCTTACATTTTCGAAGTACTTTAAGAAATCAATATAAAAAATTATATGAAGGTACTCGCCATAGATATTGGGTACCACAATATGGGACTGGTCTTAGCCGAGTGTGGAAAGGGTCCTAAAGTTGATGTAGAGTTTATAAAGAAAGTAAGTCTGGAAGACTATAAATATATCTATTCAAATGACATTGTAGATTTAGTTCCTTTATTTGTAGAAGATCATCAATTCATTTTCGGAGCGGCGGATGTAATACTCGTAGAAAGACAACCACCAGGCGGTCTAACAAATATAGAAGTACTCCTAAACTACATGTTTAAAGATAAAGTTGTCTTGGTTTCACCTGTGAGCATGCATACACATTTTGGTATGAGGCATCTAAACTATGAGGAGCGTAAGGAAAGAACGGTCTCTATTGCGAGTAAGTATATTTCTGGAGAAATACCTTACGAAAGGAAGCATGATATTGCCGACGCACTTTGTATGATAATTTATTATAACTTTAAGGTGTCAGTTCATTTTTTTGACAAATTTAGGTTTGAGCCTTCTCGGCTCTAATAATTTCTAGGGTATTTGCCACCGACTCCAATGCTTCAAACATCGTAGCCGCACTACGGTTCTTACAACACTTTCTAATTTTTTCAATGTTGTATTCAAAAGAATTCTTTTCCTCTTCCTTCCTCTTTTCGTTTGATTTTATCACTTCTCGAAGTCTTTCAATTTCTGAATCAATCTTTACAGTAATAACATCAATTGCTTCGTCCATCTTATCAATTTCGTTTTCAAACCAATCTAAGTGTCTCTTAATGAGATCCCTCTTTACAACCGACTTTGTTCTTTCCATCTGCTTTTCTAATCTATCCATCTTGTCATCAATAATGCTAATATTACTCAAATATTTTTGATGATGATATTCCTTTGATTGCTCAAGGGCTTGAATTTGTTGCTTGAGATCACGAATTGTTTCGTCCATGGATTATTTCTAATATATCATCGTCCCAAAACTTTATACCAAGCAGAAAAATATGTTCATCTTATTAATAAATATAGTGAACTTTATTCCCAACTCTTTGAAGACTTTCTTTTTCGTTCATCTGAACAACGAAATCTCCCTTCAAAGTTTTGAGATTTGTGTAAAACTTCTTAATGTACTTCCTAGGTAAGGGATTAATGTACATGTCATCAGTTATATTTTCGAATATATTGAGCCAGAAGGAGAACTTAGACGCCCGCTCGTCCATGTCGATAACAGTGATGTGGTGTTTAATCACATATCCGTTACCGATAATGGAGTGTCCACTGGGATCAATGTAGTCAAGCATGTTTATAATTAATGTAAGTATATGTTATTACTTAGGTTACAAACGGCCTCGCATACCGAGCATGCGTTCGTAATAGTCTATGATCAATTTCAAAGTTTTTGATCTTAGACCGCCAGTTAATTTGTCTTTAATGTCTGTACCCTTATAGAAGGCGTACTCTTTCTTGAGTCTCCCCAGTTCTTCTTCGCACCAGGATTTCATCTTTACTTTGGAGTTTTACTGGACATCAATAATCTTAGGTCATCAATGAACGTATCAAATCGTCCGAGACGATATTGGACCAAAGCCCACAAAGCAAAAAATACTGTTTTTGTGAGGTTATTTATGTCATTATCTTCCATCTTGTAGATGGGAGAAACCACTCTATGCATAAAAGTTTCTTCCTTTTCCTGACCCGTCACGTACATCTCCATCTGCGTTAAAGCACATGTATCATCATTTACCGACCAATGATAGAATAGGAATGGGATAAGTATAGAGTAGAACTCTAAGTTTCTTCTATCATTTGTAAAAGGGATTACTAAAATCATAATGAGGAAAATAAGATGAATCCAGAATATTATGTTCATCTATTATAACATGAGTGAAGAAATTTTTGACGATCAAATGATTAAACAGAAGGAGCTCGAACATCGTCGTGACAGTTGGAACGATCAACACGAGACTATATTGAGACAGTGGGGTGAGGCGTCTGGGTGCTACAGATACATGCATCACAGAGCGTTCCTTATGTATAAAAAATTGAGTATGCGTTTTACTTTGCCTGTTATTATACTATCAACTCTGACTGGTACCGCTAACTTTGCCCAAGAACAATTTCCTGAATCCGTGAGAGGTATGGTTCCATCAGTGATTGGTGGTCTCAACCTTATTGCGGGTCTCATTGCGACAATTATGCAGTTCTTGAAGATCAACGAGTTGATGGAGAACCACAAGGCCGCGGCTCTCTCATATGGTCTCCTCTCTAGAAATATTAGACTTACCCTGTCTCTCGCCCGCGAAGAGCGTAATCAAGATGGTTTGGACTTTGTAAATCACTGTAAGACTGAATACGACCGTCTCATTGAGCAATCACCAACAGTTCCAGCGATTATTTTGATGGATTTTGACAAGGAATATCCACTTGACAATATTTTCACAAAACCAGAGATCCTAGATGTTAGAGCAATCCCCAAGTTGAGATTGCCTGGTTTCACAAATATTCCACCAAGAAAAGGTTCAAGTGTGATAGGTGAAGTAACAAAACAAAGTCCTCTCGCTGGGATTGGTGATCTCATGAGGTCAAAAAATGAGTACAATGAAAAAATTAAGATCCTGGATGAGATGCAATCTGAACTAGATGAAGAAGAAGAACTCAAATCAGTGGTCTCTGAAGAACCGATAGACGTCGAGCTAGGTACACAAGAAGAATAAACATAGCGACATTAGTTAAAACTGTACAAGCAACATATGGTAAAATTTTCCTTCTTAAAGGTTTTACGATACGTTCACGTAGTGCGTCATTCTCGAGCACTAAATCTATGGCTTGATTAGTAAGGTCGTCAATGGATTCCTTCATTAAAATAGTTGAACAAAAAAAAGTTGAGCCTGTTGCTACACTTCACACACAACAAATTGAACTGTTGAAAAAGTATCTTCAAGAGCGAAAGAATGTATTTATTTGTGGATCCACGGGTGTTGGAAAAACTTATGTACTACAGACAGTTCTAAATGAATCCAATAGTATTGAGATAGAAAAAGAACATCTAAAAAGTAAATCGCCGTTCCTAACATTTATAAAGGGAGCTGCAAAGCATACATTTATTGAAGATTACGATTCCGAATTTAAAAGTATCGTGGAATGTGTATCGGATGGTGATCGTCTCACAAGAGGATCTCTCGTTGTGACATCTATAAATATGTGTATGTTTCCAAATTTCGAGACGATATTTATACCAAATCACAAACCAGAAAAACTACTAAGTCTTATTGAATATAGAAGCAGAGAAGCTGAAATTGCCGCAATAAGATGCGGTGGTAACATCCGTGACTTTTTTACATACTTGGAGGGTTACGATGAAAAGGATGTTTTTAAAACACCAAAGGAATTTGTACATGATATATTATCTGATCCAGGTCCAAATGTTATACACAGTTCTGTGAACGAACATGGACACATCTGGGATATATTTCAGGAAAACTATCTAGATTCAAAGGGTGTAAATATAGAATCAACTTCTATGTCATTTTCGGTGGCTGACATGTATGACACTTTTATGTACCAAGAAGGTGACTGGGGTCTAATGCCGTATTTTGTTTTACATTCACTTACCATACCAAAATTTCACATGGGTCAGTTACTTGTTCGGGATAAAATTAGACCTGGTAGTTGCTGGACGAAGTATGGTAACTATAAGATGAGATCTCAGAAATATAAAGACATCCGACAAAGGAGTGCGTTCAATCTTTGTATAGAAGGTCTCTGTGTTTTAAAAAGGTATGCGGAAAATGGAAATGTAGAACCAATGTTAGAATACAGTTTAACCCCGCAAGACTTTGATGTCATGAATCACCTCGCAATCTCAAGTAAGTTAAAACAAAGAGATGTAACAAGAGTAAAGAAAGCATTGAAAAATGCCATCGCAAAAAGAAGTTGAGAAGCTCTTCGAAAACATTTTGACTGGAGCCTTGGACAATAAGGGTGCCAAAGTCCTGGAGGAAGAAGAACCTGAAGTTACGAAAACTATTGGTAACGAAATTCACTTCTATGGTGAAATTACTCCTGAAAATACCCTCGAGTTTGTTGAAAGCTTTCGAAAGCTGGAAACTCAACTTCTCAAACAAAAGGCTGATCTCATTGGTTATGAACCGGATATCCGCATTCACATTATGAGTGAAGGTGGTGATATGTTTTCTGGCTTCACCCTCAAAAATGTTCTCGAAAAGTCTCGTGTGAAGGTTATCACAATTGCCCAAGGTGCCTGTTGCTCTGCGGCTACTTTCATGTTTTTGGGTGGATCGGAACGTCGCATGGGCGAAAATGCCTACCTTTTGATTCACCAATTGAGTACAGACTTCTGGGGTAAGTACCAAGATCTCAAGAATGAGATGAAGAGTTGTGACAAGTTTATGAACGC